CTTGCTCGCAAAGAAGGTAGCGGTGTTAGCGACGAGGATATTGGCATTTTTGAAGCGGTGATGGAACGAGTGCAAGAAGCCGCGAACAAACAGGACGGTGTTGGTTTTGAAAAAGCATTCATGGCTCGTTATTTCCCACACTCCAACAACGGAAAACCTCTCCGCGGCAATCTGCAATCTCTTCTTTATTCACAACTGAAATCAAAAGGAATGAAAACTGGAGGCAACAATTTCATTTTCAACAACGGTGGATTGTTTGAAGAGTTGGCTTCGGACGATTGCATCAGCGGTGGTGGTAGTGTTGTCAACGACGGTAAACCAATCAACATGAGTCGTGAACGCGAGGCTATTTTCAATGTGTTGCAACACGCACACAAAGCAACGAGAGCAGGTAGCGATATTGCGATGGATTTCAAACGCACAGCAAATTTTGGACACAGAGAAGGTGCAACAACGAAACAACACAAGAAAGTGATGAACTTCAACAAACTCGGCTCACTTGAGAACATCGCGGCACTTCTTCACAAAAAGACTGGAACTCAAATCCTTGATGAGAGTTCAACAACAACCAACCCGCGAACTACTATGGGTGGCTACAACATGAACAACGCTCACGCGGTTCCTTACCACACATGCCATGAAGGAAAATTCAACGACGGTGTGGCAGGGACGCGCGCTCCACCGTTTGTTCACCAACCTCACTTTTTGGGAGACGGAAAAATTGTGTTTGAAACTGACGACATGCACACTTTCAACGCACCATCACCTCAAGTGTTGAGAATGAACATCCACCACATGCGCAACGCGAACCCCGACCTTCCTCAACTGGATGTATCAAAACCTTTGACTTACTTCCCTTACCAAGCATTTCAAGGTCCAAACATCAACACTCGCGTTGGTCAAGGTATCAACGCTACAATGCAAATGGCTGGTGAAGAAGTTGGCGCGAACGATGAAGGGTTTTTCCAATACTCATCACACACACTTGATGTCGCGCTTGATGACACTTTGCTCATCAAAGAGGACGGAAAGCCTCAACCGGTCAAATTCATGCATCGGATTTTTGACTTGGACGATATGCAACATTTGCGCGGATTCACAGGTGATTGGGTCATCTCACTCTACCCGCAAGGTGAACATGTGATTGCAACCAAAGACAAAAAAGGCATCACAGCATACGGTATTGATGGAGAGGTGAAGTTGGATGAGGCTATTTTGGAGGAAGCGGATAAGGTCTACGAGAAGGACTTCACGGTTCACGCGGTTCTTCATGATGGATTGATGACGGTTATTGATTTGCTTAAGACGGCGGATGAAGACACACACAACATGCCGACGAAAGACCGCATTCGCCACCTTCGCGCTCAATACGAATCAAGTGAACACATCAAAATGCCCGAACCCATCAACACCAAGCGTAGCGATGATGAGGGATTGAAAACCGCGGTTGACGGTTTGCAAAAAGAAAACAACGATGTTGACATTCTTCTTCGCGATGCGAACGCTACCTACATGAAAGGCGAGTCGCGCCATCCGAAATGGGTGTTGTTAAGCAAAGAGAAAATGGTGGATGTCATTATCCTCTCCGCATCCGGCACAACCTACGGTATCGGTGTCGGACCGCTGATGCATCCCGAACATTATGGAAAGCGCGCGCAACAGGTTGGTGAAGAACACTACATGAATGTCGGTAGCGCGAAGGGACCACGAGGGTTGAAGGTGGGCGATTTCGCTACGGTGCGTTGCACAGGTGTCAGCGCATCAAAGAAAGAGCATCCACTCTACCGAATACGCTCGGCGAAAATCACCGACAATGAACCGTTCGCGGCTAACAGCGTAGAAACCCTCGCTATTATGTCGGGGGAGCATCATGTTCCTCAACAGGTATCCATGAAGAAAGGCAACATCACCATTCACTTCCCTGCGTTTGATGATGAGGTGATTTGTAAAACGCGTAAAGAAAACGGTCTGTGGTATGTTGAACCACAATCATCTATTTGGGGCAACGAATATCTCGTTCAATTGGCGCGGGACCAAGAAGCGTATTGGATTACGAAAGCGGCTTGGTTGTTGAAAGAAGAGGATGTTGAAGAACCCGAATACGATGAGGTTGAACCCGAACCTCCCGCTGGACACAGCAAGAAACGAAAGCATGTGTTAGAAGATGAAGAAGAAGTTATCAAGCGTGGGCTTGATTTGATTGAGCGCGGATTGGAACATCTCACCAAAGAGAAAATCACCAGCACCGGTGTGCAAGGGTTGGGTATGGATTATGCGACACCCGACGAGTCTCCGCGAGGACCAACACAGAATATCCGCGATAACACCATGCCGGATTTTGACCCTCAAGCGCGAGCCGATGATGAGTTGAAACCAGCCACAGCCAAGAAAAACAAGCGACTGCGAACCAATCAAGGTGAAAGTGCAACACTTGAAGAGGATGGTGTGATTGTTGTTAATGACAGTTCCCTTGATATACGATGAAGTTGAGTCGGGTGGTCAATGGCGATTCTCGCGGCTCCGAGTTCTTCCTCCGACCCCATCATTTTGAAGGGTCTTGGAAATGACTTGGTTGTTGCTGGATACGCGTCAGTTGAGATGGTTGACAAGCAAGGCGACCTCATCACTCGTTCCGCTCTCAAAGACGCGTTTGGTAAGTTCATGAAAGCCGATGGTTTTCGCAATGTGCAACTTGCACACTCCAACATTCAAGTAGGAACGGTTATCCCTTCCTACACCGATTCATCCGGTCGCATGTGGAAGTCCGAAGTGGACGACACCGGTATGTTTGTTGTTATCAAACTCCGAGGCGACATTGAGAAGGCACGCGAAGTGGCTTCCGAA